TCATCTTGACCACTATTCTTAGTTTAGCCATAGCACCATGATTGTATTTACGTAGTTTTTCTACTGAATGATAGCTCATAATTTTTTTGCTTGACGTCTAACTGATGCTGGAACAATTCCATAAAACTCTCTTGAAGAATCGTTCATCCATCTAGCATAGCTCCAATGTCTTGGTTGTTCTTTTTTAATTTTATTTAATGTTTTTAAATCTACCTTTACTTTAAACAAAGAACCTTTTAATGGTCTTTTTGTTTTGTCTATAGGATTATACATTGCATATTGTTTTGCTGTAGCTTTGTCTGTTGTAAACCAACTACCATAAGTCTTTTTAAGATTTCCCCCACCTTTTAGAAATCTATTTTTATCATTTATATTGTTAATCTTTACTCTTTTTTTTATTTCACTTAAGGATTCTTTACCTACATTTGGTACTCCTCTGTATAGAGTTACTGGTCTATTTTTATATGCTTTTAGTAATGTTTTTGCACCTTTATATGCAAACTTCCCTACTCTTATTGCTGGATGTATACTAGCTACAGCCAATGCTGATTCCAAAGGATTGCTTTTAACGTAATTAAAAACAGATTCGCCAGTAATTCCTGTAGCATTAGAAGTAGCTGCTCCTAATACTGATCCTCCTACTGTGTATTTAAAAAGTGATTTTGCCATGTGTCATTGATTATCAATCACGCCTCTTGCCATTCTACTTGCGTCTTCCAATGAATGACCTTTGAGCATTTTAAGTTCAATGTATTGCTTAACTCTTTTGTTTCTGTCTTCGTTTCTAGCTTTCTTTTCGTTTTTAAGAATAGCCTTAGCAGTCTTCTCAGCTTTTTTTAGATTTGCCATAGTTGTCTTTCTTTTTGTTTCTAGCTGTTTTAACTTTATATTTTTTTTCTTCTTTCTTTTTCATTAGTACATTACTCCACCAGCTGTTTTGGTTTTTTTCTTAATTGTGCTGGCATTTTTTTGTTGTTCTTTTCTTAGGTTTACCTTACTTTGGCTTAACTTTTCCATATTGCCAAGAAAACTTCCTGCCAATGTTCCATAAGCTAGACTTGTAGTTCCTAATTCTTTTAAACCTGTTCTAATTTTTTGAGCAGCTAGTATTCTGTCTCTAGTAATTTTTACTTTATCTGCCTTAATTGCTTTCATAGTAGTCGTAACATTAATATTTTTTCCGGGATCTACATAGTTCTTTGCAAATGATTTAGATTGTAATACCTCACTTGCTCTATCTTGTACTTTCTTTTGTAGTTTGTCGTTTTTCATTAGGTATTTGACACCAGCAGCAATGCCTGTGACACCTACTTTAGCTTTCATAAAAGGATTCAATCCAACATTGAGAAGCGTTCCAATGCCTTTAACTATAGTTTTACCACCAGATAAAAGAGACTTAGCAGTATTAACACCTTTGACTGTTCCTTTATATGCAATCTTTTCAGCTTTTCTTGCCATTCTTTTTATCCTTTAGTTGTTTCTTGTATTCAACAATTCTTTGCTCTATTTCAGCATCTTTTAATTTCTTTTTCAATCTTTTCATTTGCTCTTGCATACTGCCCATATAATGCTCCTACAATGCCTGTAATCGGTTTTTATTCATAACGAGGTATCAATGCCTAAGATTTTCTGCACTTCCATTTTCTCAATGCTAGTGCCTTTCTCGTTGGTCTGCCCTTAGAATCTTTCATTGGTCCTTTCATACCAGACATTCTGGCACAAAAACTTCTACGTCTAGCGGCATCTTTAGAACCTTTCTTTGCCTTACCTGTCACAGGAGGTTTGAGATTAGCTCCCTCTTTGCGTTTGAAATACGCCCTACCTGCTGCGTTAAGTCCCCCACTAGGGTTTTGAAATCTTTTAGCTACCATTATGTTTTAGCATATCCCGGTTTGCCCTTAGATGAATTGTCTTTGGATTGTTTTCTTTTGACAGCTGCCCTGCGCCTTGAAGCTGACATTGACCTTGCTTTGGCTTGTGGTACACATTTAGGATACTTACCTCTCTTTTCTTTACCACTACGACCACAAGGTGGGAATGAGCCATCAGCTCGTGGGTTAGCAATATCTACCCATTTTTCCTTAACCCATTTTCTAAGTCCAGCTTTTGCCATTACTTACCTATTTTTTTCTGAGCAATCTTGTGGGATTCAGTAAACGTCTTACCTTTTTCCATATGTGCTTTCATTAGATCCATATGTTTTTTGGTATGATGTACCGAATGTTTCTTTAACAATGCCCTTTGTCTAGGTGTTAACATTACTTTTTCTTTTTAGGTTTGATACGACCACTACAAATACCAGAAGCGTACATGTTTGCGTAAGCAGATGGATACTTCTTAAATTTTTTTTTCGCCGCAGCTTTTCCCTTTGCACATAGTTTTGCCATAAGAATATGTTATTACAGGGCATTGGGGATTACAACGTACTTTTTTTGGAAATAACGAGAGTAAGGGTGGTTACTACTTATTGCATCCCTGATTTTCTAACCCCCAGTAGTTCATGTGCCATACATCCGCACCATAATCTGCCAGCTACCTACGTGTATTGTTTAACTAAGGTCTATGTTTATACTGAGTTCACCTGCTACTAGGTGCTGATGTTTCTCTGGTGCTTTGAAGCCTGATCTATCGAGTATATCTCGGCTAGCTTCTAACTGTACATACTCACTCTTAGCCCCAGCAGAGAGGCACATGAGCTTATTGATTGCCTTAGATGAACCCATCGTTATCTTACGTCTGACTTCTTGCAGGTAGTATTCCTGTACCTCAGGTTTACGTAGCATCTTAGACGCACTTACTCTCGCAGAGTTTCCCTTATATCCTGCAAGTTTACTAGCCTCAGTTATAGTACATCCTTTGGATACGAGTATATCTACTAAGTCCTTTGCTCTCTTATTAATCTCTTTCTTCTTGAGGCTGAAGTCAGTCATACCAAAAGTATAGGTTCATCTACAGTAATTGTCTACAGATATCCCCAGTGGTGGTTGGTTCTCTGTTTTTCTTCTCGTCTCTATTTATCCTGCTTCGCTTTGTGTTAGTGCTTGTGGAAGTTACTACGTATATGGCCCATGTCAAATTACCTTACATAATGTTGAATCGCCTCTGGCGATACGTTAACACCAATTCTAATAAGGTAGATCATTTGACATGGACAATATACTTCGTGATTAATATGGCACATAAACACAATGCGAGAGCAGGAGAAAATGTTATGACAAGAAAAACTGAGAAACAACCACTAGATATAAACATCAAGAAAGTTACTGATAGTATTAACACGATAGCTTTTGAGATGTCGGCTCTAGTTCACCCATCATTTGAATCTGTAAGTGATTCCGATTACAGTCCAGTTAAAAGCTGGTTACAAGGTCAGATTCGAGATGCTAAATACAATATGTTAATCAATGCGGATAAGGAATCTTACTTCAAGTCGGAGCTTGATTCTCTATTAGAGGATGTTAAGGCTGATGAAAGTGTAAATGAGATTGCTGATGCAAAGATTGATTCACTTCAAGCGAGACTTGGTTATTACATGGTTGCACATGCTACTAACCAACACATCAAGGCGACATGTCAAAAGTTATACAATGAAATGTTTAATGAGACTTTTGAGCCTGAGATTCACTTGAAAGATAGAAAGGTTGTTGCACGTAGCAAACAAACTTATTCAATGGCTAATGCTCAAAAGACATTAGACAAGTTTGCTAAGTTAAAACAAGCTTAGTTTATATCTTACCTAGCTAGATTAATTTCTAGCTAGGTTTTTTTGTGTCTGCCTCTGACTGTATAAAACTGAAAATCAGGTGGCAATACTTCAGGTTGGGTATGGCACACAAATATTCCTCTAGATCCTGCCCCTAGCTGTAGGGCTGGGCAGGGCTAGGGAAATTTGTTAAGTAATAATGTTGTATAATGTAGAACAGGTGTGGTACAATAGTATAACACAATGGAGGAACAATGAAGAAAATACCAGATGCAGTAGATTTACACACAATATTGTGGGTAAAAGACA